GCTTGCTGTAGGCCAGCGCACCTTCGGGAGCGGCCGAGCCTTCAGCCGTCTCAGCTGCGGCGTTCGTGAACGTGGTCTCGGTGACGTACTCGACCGTGCCCACGTTGGTCTGCACGATGCTGATCAGGTCGAGAATCGTCGGCTGGACCTGCGGCAGCAGCGCGAACTCAGGCAAGCGCTGCGGCACGATCGGATACGAGCCGGTCGTCATTGTGGTCTTGAACTCAGCCGCCGAGATCAGCTCAACGCGCGGGCTGGAGCCAAACTGCACGCCGCCGCCGTTGGTGGCGCCACGAGACTTGAGGTACTCGTAGGCGTCGGACTGGAAAAACCGGCTGGCCAGGTCGGCTGGCTTGCGCTCGGACTGATCGCCCTTCTCCGCCGGCTTGTCACTCTTCTGCTCGTCGAGGCTGGCAAACTCAGTCAATGCGGCGAGCTGCTCCTGCAGCGACTCGACCTTGGCTTTGGCGGCGTTCCAGTCAGCGAGGGCGGCCTTGGCCTCCTTAAGCACTTCGTCGCGGTTCTCGGATTCGGCCGTGAGCGCCTCGACCTTGGCGCGCGCCTCCATGGCCTTCTGCCGCTTTTCCGCGGCCTCGGCTTGCGCCACAGTCAGCTCAGGAAAAATCTGCTCCTTGGTCTTACTCATCGTTGCCTCCTTCACAGGCTTTCGAGCTCAATCATCGCCCACAGGTCGGCGCCAGTTGGCGCCGTTGCGGGCTGCGAAACAGTTGTAGCAGACGCGTCACCGCTGGACGTGTTCGCGCTGGCATCGACCTGATCGAGCAGGCCCTGCACTGCGTCGGTGCCCTCCCGCAACATCTCCACGGCGCCCTGCAACGTGTCGATGTTCTGCTGAGACAGCATGCGGCCGACCTTCACGCCGGCCTCCATGGCCTTGGCGTCCCACGGTGCGGTCTCGCCCATCTTGGCGTAGTAGAGCGAGAGGTGCTCCTTCAGCTTCGCTTGGTCGGCCTCAGGAATGTTCGTGCCTCCGCGTGCACCCTGCAGCACGGCAGCGGCTGCGTAGATGCCACGCGGCACAGCCATGAGCTTGCCGTCGATCACGTCAGCGATAGGCAGCTTGTAGCTTGCCCGCACGGCCGGGTCACCTTCAGGGTCGCGCCACAGAAAGCCCTTAGCGAACTTTGCTGGGTCGAGGTCCTTATCGCCGCCGGCCCACTGCCACATGCGCGAGCAGGCGCCAAGCGCATCCCACGCGAGATCCTTGCTGGCTAACGGCAGGTTCTGGTACGGCAAAGCACCGCTCGCGGCCTTGCCTTCAGCAGAGGCGACCTCTAGGAGTTCCGTCTCGCGGTTGGCACCCAGAAGCGTCGGGCCGACCTCGATCAGGTCGATGTCCTGCAGCTCGCGAATCGGCTGGCCGCTCTTCTCGTCCACGCCGATGTCGTACGCCTTGACCATGTAGCCGATGCTCGCTTGCGTGAGTCGCCCGGTCTCTAGCAGGTGGAAGACCTGCTGCGCATAGCTCTGTTCGGGCGGTAGGTCGAGGTCGTACTGCTGCGTGGTCAGCAGGCCGCTCTTGCCGTTGACCGTCGTCTCCTGCGCGTCGATTACCTGCCCCACATGAGCCCGTGGGTCGTTCCACTGGTGCGAGTAGATCACCGGAATCGGCCGCCCGGATGCCTTCCACTCGGTTAGCGACTTCGTGAAGGCGCCCGGCACGATCCTGTCGCCGTAGTCGTCCACGTTGCCGGTAACGGCAACGAACATCTTGGCGATGCCCTTCTTGTCTGGCCCTCGCGTCAGGCTATGCAGCTCGAAGGTGAGGTTCTTGTATTCAGTCTTCATCGCGGCCTCCTCGGTGGCCATCGCTCTCTATGCTCTTGCGAAACGCGGCCGCCGTCAGATCGTCGGCCAGCGTCCGCGATGCTGTCGCCGGCGCCGGCTGCGGACTGCCGGCAGGCGCCATGTTCACCGGAATGAGCACCGTGTCCGTCACGCCCGGCACGTTCAGCGGCGGCAAGTTCAAGCGGCGCCGACGCTCGTCAATGGTCGTCGTCGACGCCTGTTGCTCCATGAGCGCCTGCCGCGCCTGCGCTTCCGGATTCGGCTTCAAGATAGCCCCCATGTCATACTCGACGTAGTAGCCCTGCCCGCCCCAGACAGGCTCGGCATCGACGAGCTGGCTCTGCCAAGCGGACTGCAGAATCTCAAGCTTCGGCCCGAGCGAATCGACGTAGAGCGATTCGCGAAGTTCCTCGATGTTGTTGAAGGTGGCGCGGTCCAGGATGCCGAGGAACGGCGGTGAGACGTCGAAGCACGCCGCCACTTCTTCGCGCGACAGCTTGCGCTGGTCGATCAATGCAGCGTCGGCAGGTGAGACGCCGATAGGCTTGTCGTACTGCAGGCCGGAGTGCAGGATGGCAAAGCGGCCGGCAGACTCTGGCCCGGCGTACAGGCTCCGCAGCTCGTCGCGCAGGAGCTCTAGGTCGGGCTTGTGCAGCGCCTGCTCGGTCGTAAACGCAGCGCGCGGCGTCACGCCGTTGCGCAACGTCTCAGCCTGGTACGTCATAGCCGCATCCTCGACCTGCACGGTCCTCGCCAGCGCGTCGAGCGGCGCGATACCTCGTGGCCAGTCGACGACGATCACGTCGAGCGGCGTCAGAGAGTAGGCGCGCGCCATGATTTGCACCTGAAAGCCAATGCGCAGGCCGCCGTCGTCGTAAATCTCGCGCACGTATCGCCAGGGCACGGACCACAGCTCTGTAGGCGGCGCGCCAGTCGATGGCCTCACCTTCACGACGAGCGCGTGGCCGTAGACGTAGAAGTCCCAGGCATGTTCCAACATGAGCTGCGGCATGCGCATGCGCGAGTTTGGCTTCTTGAGCAGCGTCGCTAAGTCGCCATCGAAGACGCGGTCGCGCTCATCGGTGAGCTCGCCGTCGTACAGCTTCAGCGGCACGCGCGCAGTCCAGAAGCTCAAGCGCGACACGGCAGCGAACACCCACGGCTGCGACCGGACGATGCCCTCGTAGCTGAGCGATAGGCCTCCATGCAGGAGGTCGACTCCACGCAAGCCTGTGGCGCCCCAGACAGTCGGCTGACCGGAGCCAAACGGATAGGCTTTCTCGCCGACGGACACGGGCCGGCCGCGCGATATCAGCGTGGCCATCACTCATCCTCCGGGTCGAGCGCCTGCACCCACAGCAGCTGCGGGCGCGGCACAATCGTCTCGCCGTCGACCGGTACCTCGACGTTGCCGCTCAGATAGCGGGCATGGGCGAGGGCCAACGAGTCCGGGTAGATGCCCACGAGCACGCCGCGGATGGACTGGCCGCCCGATAGGTGCGCGACCACGCGCCGATAGCGCAGCCGCGGTAGATAGTCACGCCTGAACATGCGCCGCCTCCTCTGGTCGGTATGCTCGACTAGAGTGTGGCAGGCATGTCACCGCTACCCGATCAGCACACCCGGCACTGGTGCCTCAGCCTCCGCCTCTGCCGCGTCGAGAGCCATCGCCAGCGCGATCGCACCGTCGATGTGCTCGGTCTGGTCGACCTTGATCAAGCGCCAGCCGAAGGGCGTCTCCTTGATGCCGGCGTTCAGCACGTGCTGAGTTAGCGCCGCATCGCCGCCATGGCGAATGCGCCCGCCGCTCACGGCGTCATAGAGCCGCTGACTGGCGCGCGCCATGTTCTGATTGGTCTGCGCAAACTCCTCGATCGGCAGCCCTTCTGTCAGCAGCTCGCGCATCGTGCGGACGAAGTAGGCGCGGTCGCAGACGACGCGCGTCACGCGGTAGGTGGCCGCCAGCTCACGCAGTAGGGCGCCGACGGCGTCGTGGTCGACGGCGCCCATCAGCTCGTCGGCTTCCGGCGTAAATGTGAAGGCGAGCACATGGTGCAAGCCGTCGCGGTATTGGTCGAGCACCACAGCGGTGTGGTCGCGCCGCAGGGACGCGTCAACGCCGATCACGCACGGCTGCTCGGGGTTGATTTCCGGTCTGCCGCCACACGCCTGCCACTGGTCGGCACGGATGGCGGCTCCGGCAGCGCGTTGTGGAGCGCGGTTCAAGTGGTAACGCTCGAAGGTCGCGGCCGGCAAGGTGCGATACAGCGTCTCCAGACGTTCCATCGTCACCCAGCTCGCAGGGTTTGCCTTGCGCCAAACACGCCGGTCGACTGGGTCGTCATGGTCGGTGGCGCCGACCCAGTAGACGTAAGCGCGCGGGTCTTCGCGCCATTCCTGCAGCACATCCCACCACACGCCGCTGCGTTGCGCACCTGCAGTGGTGATCACGACAGTCAGCGGTTCCTCGCGGCCGACAGCACCGGTGAGCATGGCGTCGAGCATGGCGCGGCTGTGGTGCACGTGCAGCTCGTCGATGACGGCCAGCGAAGGGTGATAGCCTTGCGCCGTGTCGGCGTCATGCGGCAGGGCGCGGAAAACGCAGCCGGTCTCGCGCATCATGAGCTCGCTCTTGTAGGCGTCCACCATGCGGCTCAAGTCCGGCGAGCGCGTGAACATCTGCTTCACGGTGTCGTAGACGATTCTCGCCTGGCGATGACTGGCCGCGACCGCGTAGGCTTCGCCGGAGTAGACGCGGTCAAGCACGAGGTGAGCGACCACCATGAGCGCGGCGATCTCACTCTTGCCATTCCACCGCGGCAAACCGATGAGCGCGCGGTCGTACCAGCGTTTGCCGCTCGCATCGAGCGTGCCATAGATCGGCAGGATGATGCGCTGCCACTGCCAAGGCTCCAAGCGGAACGGTTGGCCGGCGAACCGGTCTTTCGAGTGTCGCAGGTAGAGCTCGGCAAAGCTCCGCACGCGCTCGGCTCGACGCCTGCCGAGCGCAGTGATGCGCGGCGTTCGGCTCACGGTCTTGGTGCTCATTTTTGTCTCCGTGCCTGACGCTGAGCCTCGATGTGCGCGTCCACACGCTCAGCGACCTGCACTAGGAGACTCTGCCCCAGGGCGTACATGAGCCCGAGACGCTGCCGCGCCGTCGGCGAGAGTCCGAGCTGGTCGCAGATGCGGCCATAGAGCATGGCCGAATCGCGCTCGATGCGGACAGCTGGATGCTGATGCGGCCCCGCCTTGGTGCGCACGATGAGACCCTCTTCGGCGATGATGGCCTGGGCCTGCTGGTGACGTAGCGCGGCAACGGCGAGCTGCTCGACGAGCGGCAAGTGAGCCGGCCGCAGGAGCTCACCGAGCTCTTTGACGGCCTCG